AAAAGAGTCTATAGTCCTGATGGTAAATCACCGACAGTAAACACTTGTCAAGGTGGTAATCGTGAGCCAAAGGTAGTCACTGGTGGTGCATTTCGTGGTAGAGCCTATGATAAAGATGGTAAAAGAAAGGATCGTGATGGTAGTTCTGTTGCAAAACAAACAACACAGATGCTTGAATTACGCAAAGATGATAAGTCAAACGCTATAACCACAGTTAATAAGGATAGCCTGGTTGTTTCTCCGATAAGAGAGAAGTCTAAAACAGTTAGATCTGGTGGTAGAGGATCTTATGATAGACATGAATGGGATAGTGTTGATGAACTACATTGGCGTAAACTAACGCCTTTAGAGTGTGAAAGACTCCAAACAGTCCCAGATAACTACACAGATCAT